AATTTGGAGATTATAACGCTTTTGTAAATGCAAACTAAAATTAATTTATTTAACAAAAAGGAGAAATTACTATGCAGATCGTAGAAAGAAAGTCCAGAAGCTTTATCATTGATGGTATCATTGACCGCGAAGTCCGTTCCAGAAACTTCAAGGGTGAAGAGAAGAAAGATCAGGTTACCGGCCGCACCGTGAACAGTCCCGGACGCCGCAACTTCATTCTCCGGCTGTCTGAGGAGATTGCCGAGGAGCTGAAGGATCATGGCTGCGAAGTGAAGTACACGAAAGTGACAAATCCGAACGATGTCGCTGAGCCTTATATTTCGGTGACGGTGTCCTATTATCTCAAGCCTGTTGAGGCCTGCATCATTTCCAACGGCGTGATGACGCCGCTTGACGAAGCCCATATCGGAAGGCTCGACTCTGTCGATATCAAGAACATGGCCATTGAGCTGGAGTACGGTAAGGAAAAGATTCACCAGAATGGTGTCAAATACATTCCTGTGTATGCGCAGCAGATCTGGGTTGAGGTCGTCCCGAGTTACTTCGCTGAGAAGTATGCATATCTGAACGGTACTCCAGTTGCGGATGATCAGCCTCCGTTTAACGTTGGATAAACTATGTATCCGAAGCTGGATGAAGGCCAGAGTTCGGCACTCTTAAAGCTTCGAAACGGAAATATTCTCTGTGGTGGGGTCGGATCCGGCAAAAGTCGGACCGGCCTCGCTTATTATTTCTGTAAAGTGTGCGGAGGAAGAATAGACGGAAAAGATCACGGTCTCGATCATGATCAGGTTCCGATGCTCTGGCCCAAGGACCTTTATATTATCACGACTGCAAAGAAACGTGACAAAAGAGAATGGGAAGATGAACTGATCTGGTTCGGTCTTTCTTCCGATCCTGAAAAAAGTGATTACGGCAATAAGGTCAAGGTTGTTGTCGATTCATGGAATAACATCAAAAAATATGAAGATGTCAGAGATTCGTTCTTTTTGTTCGACGAGCAGAGAGTCGTTGGCTACGGCGCCTGGTCAAAGGCATTTATTAAAATTGCCAGATCCAACGGATGGATATTTTTATCGGCGACACCTGGAGACTGCTGGATGGACTATCTGTCGATCTTTATCGCAAATGGATATTTTAAGAATAAACACGATTTCGAAAGACAGCATGTCATTTACAATCGGTATTCCAAGTATCCGCAGGTTGATCGGTATGTGGACGATTTCATTCTTCAGAAAATGCGAGACTCGATTCTCGTGAACATTGAGTATGATAAACCGACGATCCGACATCAGATTACGGTTTCGACAGAATTTGACAAAGACATGTATCGAACGATTATGAAAGATCGTTGGAATGTATTTGAAGATAAGCCGATTGAAAGCGTCAGCGAACTTGGATATTTGCTGCGCAGAGTAACGAACGCCGATCCGAGTAGAATCGAAGAAGCCGTAAAGATCGCAAAAGAATATCCGAAACTGATCATCTTCTATAGTTTCAATTATGAGCTTGATATTCTGAGAAATGCGGTCTGGCCGGAAGGAACCGTTATCGGTGAATGGAATGGACAGCGTCACGATCTCGAAGTTCCGAAAAGCGAACGCTGGGTTTACCTGGTCAACTACATTGGCGGTAGTGAAGGATGGAACTGCATCGAGACAAACGCAATGCTCTTTTATTCTCTGTGCTATTCCTACAAAGCGACCGAACAGGCCATGGGAAGAATCGACAGACGAAACACGCCGTTTCGTGATTTGTATTATTACACGCTTCGTTCATACGCGTCGATTGACATGGCAATCAGCCGCGCCTTGAAACGGAAGCAAAACTTTAACGAAAGCAGATTTTTCAAGGCTCGAAATTCGTAAAATTTACAACGCCTTTAGTAGGGAGGAGTAGATACTGCAAAATCTACATTTTCTCTGCGTTTTCGAAAGAATTTTGAGGTGAAAAGATGCTTGAAAGTAAGTTTCAACATGAGTTGGTCGGCGAACTTGAAGAAATGTTTCCTGGCGCTCTGATTTACAAAAATGAGACAAAACAGGGATTCCCTGATTTGACAATTCTTTATGAAGACCACTGGGCGCTGCTGGAATGTAAAAAATCTCGAGACGCCAGCCATCAACCCAATCAGGATTATTATGTGGAACGAGCTGACAATATGTCTTTCGCTCGTTTTGTTTATCCTGAGAATAAACAGGAGGTACTCGATGAACTTCAACAAGCATTCAGAACTAGATGGAAAACACGCCATCCTAAGTCCAAGTAAACCTTACTGGTTAAATTACAGTCAGGACCAGATGGTGAACTATTTGCGATCACAGAGAGCTGCTCAGGAAGGTACGGAACTTCATGAGATTGCGGCTTCTTTGATCCGAAAAGGTTTGAAGCTTCGAGGTTCTACACAAACTCTTACGGCATATGTGAATGACGCTATCGGTTATGGAATGACACCGGAAGTTGCGCTTAAGTATTCCGACACTTGCTTTGGCCATGCTGATGCCGTCGATTTTAATCATGGAGTTTTAAGAATCCATGACTTGAAAACCGGTTCCGGTCCGGTACACATGGAGCAGCTTGAAATTTACGCTGCTCTTTTTCTTTTGGAGTACGAACGTGCTCTCGGAGTAAATCCACTAAACACGAAAGTAAATCTTCGTATCTACCAGAATGATGACATCCAGGAATATTCACCTGATAAAGATCGGATGGAGTCACTTATCTATGGAATAAAAGAAAGAGACTCCTGGGTTCAGGATTCATTAAGAGAGGAAGTTGGAAGATGAGTTACTTAGAGCACTACGGCACTCCAAGACATTCGGGACGCTATCCATGGGGATCCGGAAAGAATCCTCAAAGAAACAGAAGTTTTCTTCAGAGAGCTGATGATCTCGCAAAGCAAGGACTTACGAAGAAGGAAATTGCTGATGCTTTCAATATGAGCACAGGCGACTATGTCGCGATGCGAAAGATTTATAAGAATCAGGTCGATGCAGAAAATCAACTGAAGGCGATGAAACTTCACAATAAGCAGTGGAGTAATACTGCCATTGCGAAAGAACTTGGCGTTTCTGAAGGAACGGTAAGAAACATGCTGAATCCGAATAGGAAACAGCGTGAAGATAATGTGAAGTATATTGCAGATAACCTTAAGGAAGTTCTGAAAACGAAACCTTATCTCGATATTGGTGAAGGTGTTAATAGACAGCTGAACATCAGTGAAGAACAGCTTCATGCCGCCGAACTTTTACTCGCAGATGAAGGTTATTCCGTTCACAATTACAGACTTCCTCAGGTGAACAATCCGAAACAGTTTACAAACCTGAAAGTTCTTTGTGAAAAGAACGTTGATCGTAAACAACTTTCTGAGCATCTCGGCGAAGTTACTTCACCAGACGGACTTTATTTCAAAGATTATGGGACCGAGGCTGTGTTTAAGAAACCGATTCCGAGCATTAAAGTTAATAGAATTAAAGTGAAGTATGATGAAGAAGGCGGAGGAGAAAAGGACGGCGTTATCGAGCTTCGTCCTGGCGTTGAAGATCTTTCTCTCGATGGTCGTCGTTATGCTCAGGTTCGAATTGGTGTTAATGGAACTCATTACCTGAAAGGTATGGCCGTTTATGGGGATCCGAAGAAGATGCCCGAAGGCGTTGACATCGTGTTTAACACCTCAAAGCATAAAGGAACTCCAGTTTTGGGTAAGGGCGACGACACTGTTCTGAAAGAAATGAAGAACGATCCGTCCAATCCTTTTGGAGCAACCTTCAGGCAGTGGGATTACAAAGATGCCAAAGGAAAAGAGCATACTTCTCCGGTAAATATCGTTAATGACGATACAGACTGGGATAAATGGAAAAAGAATTTGTCTTCTCAGTTCCTTTCGAAACAGCTTCCGTCTCTTGCAAAAAGACAACTTGACATTCGTTACAGTGAAATGAATGACGAGTTCTCTGAACTGAAGTCTATTACAAACCCAACTCTCAAGAGACAGCTTCTCGATGAATTTGCGGATACTTGTGATTCAGCAGCCGTGCATTTGAAAGCTGCTGCACTTCCAAGGCAAGGTTCATTTGCAATACTTCCGGTTAACTCTCTGAAAGATAATGAAGTTTATGCGCCAATGTATGATCAGGGCGAAGAAGTTATTCTGGTTCGTCACCCGCATGAAGGAGTCTTTCAGATTCCGAGGCTTATTGTAAACAATAATAATCGCGAAGGAAAACAAATTCTTGGATCTTCGCCTGCCCATGCAATTGGAATTAATTCGAAGACTGCAAACCAACTTTCAGGTGCTGACTATGACGGTGACACAGTTCTTGTAATTCCTACAAAAGGTCAGAGACTTAAGAACTCACCTCCTCTTGAAGGACTTAAGGACTTTA